CAACTGCTTTGTTCAATGCAGGAGAACGATAGCCACTATTAATACGAATCGGGCCAAATTCATCTCTAATTGGTTGTAATATAAAATTACAAACATTAACTAAATTAATAACGTGTTCTCTTGTCGCTTCATTTGAAACACCCAAACGGTCAGCTGTAGAACTTTTTATCATTTCTTGATATCCAAAGTTTTTTGACAGATGCCCGTTATAAGATTCTATTGCCATGATAATCCTTCCTATGATTTATCTATATCAATTGATCCAGTAGTAGGATCGAATTTAAGTGTGAATGTCATTTCTATTGGTTTGAGTGTCCCATCAGCTTTAATGATAGGTAATTTACCTTCAACTGCGGCCATCAATGCTTCTTTAGCATTTGTGAATTGGTGTGCAGGGTCTTCTTTTATAGCTTTGTCTAATTCTTTTTTTGCACTGGCTGGAAGTAAATCATCTATCATACTTTCCACATGCTCTGTTGCTAAATCTGTTGCTTTGTCTATGACAAGACTAGAAATAACATTAAATAATAATAACGGTAACATAATTTTTCTCCTACGAATAATTAAAAATAAAAAACCCCCTACCAAAGTATATATTAGTAGGGGGAAGAGGTGTACTTACTTCTTTTTGTGTTCAATCACGGATGGATTTGTGATTGGAATTATACGTGGTTTCTTTTCATCTGGAATAACTCTTTCCAAAGTGATGTTAAGAAGACCATTTTGAAACTCTGCACCCTTGACAACAATGTCATCGGCCAGAGTAAACTTACGAGAGAAAGAGCGATTCGCAATTCCTCTATGAACGTAATCTGGTGTGTCCAGATTTTGTTTTCCTTTTTCGCCCAATGAACGAATATGAAGAACGTTTTCCGTAAGTTCCACTTCAACATCCTTTTCCGAAAACCCTGCAAGGGCAATCTCAATGACAAAATTATAGTCATCTTCTTTTCGGATATTGTAAGGTGGATATGCTCCGCCCTCTGGTTGTTGTGGAAAATTTGCAAGACGATTAAACATAGAATCGAATCCAATGGAAAGACCCATGAATCGTTCTAAATCGCCTGAGGTAAAATTTGAGTGATGTGCTAGTGATGTTACCATAATGCCTCCTTATATAAGCAAGGTTGGTGTTGTGGGAATCTCAATCCATAGCACAGGACTTGAGATTGGTTGTGAGACTACCACTATGGTCAGCCTCAGTCTCGCCACCCATCACCATTACATAGGTGATGAAAGCGATGTCTTAAAACTGTAAAACACAGTTTCAGTAGTGAATCTTCTGCATAACTTCCTGCATCTTTCACTATCAATTTATATTTAGGTCTTTTCATATATCAATTCAATTTAAATTTTCTATCTACTAACCTGACCTCACTTTGACCTTGATCGTAAATATATACTTCTTTGATTGGGCCGTCAATGTTCTTGTCCCAATAGTCTAAAAACTTAGTTATACGTGGAAATTCTGGTATTTGGTCTTCTGTCTGCCACACGAATTCGTTCACAATGTGTAAATAATCTGGTATGTAATATACTACTTGAACTGTAGCAACTGTCCATTTGTGTAAGATATATGCCAAGATTAATCCTTTCCTGTTGAACCAAATCCTCCATCTCTATCAGTTTTTCTTTCTGGTGGTTCACTTATTTCTTCTAAGATACATATTTCATCTTTAAACAATTCACCCTGACAAATACGTTCATTATGTTTCACGTATTGCGTGTTTCCGCTGATATTAGTTATCATCGCAAAAACAGGTTCCACGTAATCCGAATCAATTATGCCCGTGTTGTTCGCTAGGGTCAAACCTTGTTTCAATGCAAGGCCTGATCTTGGATGTAGTCTCATTGAATATCCATTCGGGATATCAAAAATAAGTCCAGTAGGTATCAGAATTCTTTCATTAACATTAACTTGTACTCTTTCATTTTGTACCAATCTATTTCTTATTTCCAACTCTTCGGGATGGGTTATGTAAACCGAAACCGCTGAGTTGTCTGGCAAAAAAGAGTACAAGTCAAAACACGCTGAACCGCTTGTAGCTCGTTTGGGGTCTTTTACACTTGAAAATAATTTATAAAATTGTAAATCACTCGTCATTCTCATCAGAATCCCTTTTGTTCCCAATATTATATTTTGGAGTTAATTCCCATTCATCCTTTTCTTTGAAGGACAGGATTTTTAACTGGCTCAATGGTACTGTAGGGTCTGATGATTTATCTGGTTCAACAAGAGAAATCAATTCCCATTCTGCGAGAAGATTTGCAATCGTATTCCGTCTTGCTTCATCATTTTCAGAAAAATTGGTTGTCTTGCCATCTAATGCAAACAACTCTTTAAAATGTACTATGTAATATTTTCCCTGCTTGTGCAGGATATGACATGACTGAAATAAAGTTTTTTCTTTGCGTGATGCAATCCCGATTCGTGTGAGGGTTTCTCGTACTTTTAAGAAATCATCGGGTTCTTTTAATAATACTTCAATCATCGCTTGAATTATGTTTTCGCTCATTTTGTCCTTTCAAACCACCTATATCAACTTTTTGTTTAATAATATCCAGTTGCGAATCATCAAGTAAAGTAGAGTATTCTCTCGCTTTCGCATAACTGCACTTATAATATTCTTTGATCAATTCGAGAACTCCATTGTTTTCACGTTTCAACCATTTTCCATACCGTTTCTTCGGTCTAACTATATTTAGAAAAAAGTCGAATTGAAGTTTCGCATCTAGGTGATTTTGGACATTCATTTCGTTAGAATAGAGTACCGTATCGTGATTAAAACTCAATGCACGATTTATAATGAACTGTTTATACTCCCTTTCTAATTCGGGGGTTTTGTCCATTAAATTTATTTTACCATGATTAATTTGATTTACAAAGTCAAAAGGGCTCATTACATAAACTCTGATAAGGTTGATCTTACATTACTTTTATTTAATTCACTATGAAATTCTTTGTGTTCTTCCATAGAATATTTAGTACCATCAAAACCTTCTAAATATTTTTCCACTTTGTTTTTTATATCCTCATTTGGAATAAACAAACGAGTATGGCGAGAAGTTGGATCGTCTTTTAAACCAAATTGCAAACACCATCTACGAATCGTTTCCCAAGAATTTCCACCTTGTGCATCCACCATAATCGGATGTGTTTGGAAAAGAAAATCCTTTTTATATTCCATACCATTCAAAATAAAATATAACCACGGCTTACAAAACGATCCCTCTTTATTCATTTTAGTATGTTGCCAACTACTCATCATGGTCTGAACTAAATTTTCCCGAAACGTATGGTCATGTTTCGGTATGTTATGTGAAAAATCACTCGGCATATTTTGAATCATTCTTTGAAAATCATCTTTTGTCTTAAAATAAAATGGATAATTATCACCAAGAACTTCTCTCATCATAGGTGTATCATAAACTAAGGTTGGCGTTCCCACCAGAATAGGATCTTGTACCGACAAATTCCAAGTTGCATATCCTTTAATCCATGCAACCGATGCATAAGAACCACGTAAAAAATCAGAATATAATTCCAAAGAACCAAGTCGTGATTTTGGAATTCCTTCGTATGCATATTTAAACCGACCAGGCTCATAAACAGAATCCGAATTGTCTTCTTCCAATTCTTCTAATTTCCCACCTTCATCCACTGGCGAATATCCAGACAATGGTTTTTTAACTTTCTCATCTGTAACAAGAACTTGGTATTCTTCTGGAAGTCCTTCCATCATTTTATGAAGTTGTCTTGCGCCAGTAGTTTCATTCCATCGATGATTAAATGCAATTACTTTTGTTCCTTTTGGTGGACTCCAATATTCACCATTGGTTTGTGGAAGCGGTTTCGCTTTAAGTGGCATCTTGGAAATCTTTTTCTCCAATTCCGTTATATCTGGTGTAATAACATGAGGTTTCTTTCCTCCAAAATTTGACATGAGATATTTTAAACTCATATCAGAATGAAAAAAGATTTTACTGCATCGATCTATGGCCTCAAATTGTCTGAAAAATGTAGGAGGAAACGCTGGTGCAGGACTCGATGCATTACAATCAACCCAATGGAAAAAACACATGGAATCTGTATTGTTCATTCCATAACGAAGTGACAACAAATTCCATAGAACATTTGTAAGAATTTCTGGTTGATGACAAAATACAAAATCAATATCAATTGAAGAAGTATGTAATGTAATGAATTCGCCTGGACGAAATTCAACTTTTTGTCTACCAGAAAAGATTCTACAAAATGTTCTGCCATCGAAATTGGCACGATTCTGCATTACCGATTGTGGATAAGGAAACGGAATTATCGTTACGTTATCCATCGAATAAAGTTTATTTGATGAAGTAAGCGTGTTCCGTTCTGGAATCATGATATAGTGATGACACATTGGCAAAAAATTCACCGTGTCCATCATTACTTTCCAGTTAGAACAACGCTCTACTTCATACTTACTTCCTTTCCATCGAACAGGAGAGGCAACATGTAAAATGCGTTTACCAAATATTGGAACTTTACTATATTCGTCAAATAGTGTTGTGTTTTTCATCATACAAACTCACATTCTGCCATCAATTCAACCAAACAAGCAACAAGATTTATTTCTTGATCTGCAACAAAGGCCGACTTGTATTGATAATCTGCAATAATTAATACTGCTGAAGGTATAGAAGATTTTTTTATTACTTCATATAATTTGTCATAAATTTTACGATAAACTGATGCAGGATCATTGTCCACACTTGATGAAACCCATTGGCGCATTTTCAGAAAATTCTTTTCTCGTAATGCAGAAATCAATTGATTGAGATTCAATTCTCCTATATTTGCAAGAATACCAGAATCAATATCTCCAGAAGTACCATGTCGTTGTAATTCATTTATCACTCTCCGAAAATCTGGAAAGTGTTTATTGATGAGTTCTACAATTACTTTCTTGTCATGAGTTACATTTTCTGTTTCCAACATTGACACACATCGTTCCATGAACAGGGCTGCGATACGTGGTTTTTCTTCCTTACCCAATCCAAAATCCACAACAGCACATCGTGAATGAATCGGATCTATAATTCGATTTTTGTAATTGCAAGTGAAAATAAACGAACAATTTTCTGCAAACTTCTCGATGAAGTTTCTCATGGCTGGTTGAACAGAATCGGGATTCATATAATCCGCTTCATCTATAATCACAACCTTCCTACCACCCCCAAAGGAAATAGTAGAACAAAATTGAGTCATCTTGGTTCGCAGGGTATCGATCATTCGACCCTCATCTGAACCATTAATAATTAGATAATCACTATTTGTTTGTTCACAAAGTGCTCGTGCCGCAGTTGTCTTACCAACTCCTGACGGGCCTGTAAACATAAGATTAGGAACCTTTTCATCTTTTACAAGGTCTGATAAAGTTCCCTTGATTTTTTCGGAAAGTATACATTCATCGATGGTGGAAGGCCTATATTGTTCCACCCATAATAAAGATTCGGTCATGACAATTACTCCTCAAAGGTTGAATTTTGTTCTAATGCAATCCAGTAATTTAGAGTATCACCCTCTCGTTTGAAATGGGAGATTCGTTTAGAGGACAATTTCACATCATAAGTACCTTCCATCAATTTATTCAAGTTTTCAGTCTTGAAAATCATACGGAATGTTTTATCCGTAGGGCCGACACCAGTTGAAAAATTATCCGATGATACATTACCTGTATCGGACACCAACAATCTTATTTCAGTTCCATCACCTTCAACAACCACTTCAGGAAGTCCTAAAATGTTTGCTGCGTTAATGGTCTTTTTAAACACATCATGTGTCAGTTGAAATTCAACTTCTGGTTCTGGAAAGGTTATATCTTTCTCAGGCGGTGTTTGAAACATGGAACTACTTCCACAATAACGATATGTCGCTTCATGATTAGTATCGGATATCGTAACACCATTATCGGTAAAATCCAACTCTGGATCATCAAACAATGACAACGTACCAAGAAACCGATTTAATTCATATATCGGAAAGGTTTTTGATAACTCCTCAGTAATCTCTACTGAGGCCAGAATAGTATTCAGGGGAGAAACAGTCCTAAGAATGTTTCCTTCACGAAATTCTATACTCTGATTGATGTTTGCATAATTTTTCAAAAGATTGGTTGTTCTTTCACTTACTTTCATTTTATTTTCCTTATTTCAGTTTTAGTTAATAGTATAATTATAACAATTTCTTGACACATTGTCAAGTCATTTGCTCTTTTTTCTTTTTGTTGTTTTCTTTCTTCGTTTTGTGTGTCCACTTACTTTCGCAGTATCCAATCCATGAGATGCAAATTCAAGATTTGCCAAACTCGCCATCGAACCAGAAAAAATATAAGAACCCATATGTCCTAATTTCATCCACGGGCAAAGATAAATGTTATATCCAATCCTACGAACAAACTGACAAAAGAAATAATCCTCAGAAAGATAACGATCACTCCCACCAGCAATATCACCCAAATAAGCCTTTGAGTCAATCACAGTATCAC